AACTTGGCACAGAGCGAAGTGACTTCGCCGACCCGCTTGGTTTCAGCGGCCATCTGCGATCGGTAGGCGGTCAGATCCAAGGTGCTACCAGCGGTCAGATCGGGCGAGGCGGAAGAAGCAGCAGCGGTCGCAGGCTTGGTCATGTTTGGATCCATGGGTTTGTTGGGGTCGGCGGCAGAAGCGTCAGGAGGTTGCGAACCCGCACCAGCGTCCGTGCTGGCAGGGTCCGCAGAGGATTCGATGCTCTCGGCGTAGGAGACTTGCAGGGCGGCTTTGGCCTCGGGCGAAAGAGTCGCAGGATTGAGTCCAAGAGAGGTGCAATAGTCTTCAAAGGTTTTCATGTTTGATGTGGCCGAAGCGGCAATAGAGACAGAGGATTCTGGGTCGCCTGGAATCGTTACCAGGGAGACCTCTTTGAGCTGCGATCGCTTGACGACGAGCACAGGTCCCTCGAAAGTGCGTCCATTGCACTGGAGGTTCTGGCCCTGCGGAATCGTCGAGTAAGTGAGGATCTTCACGCCGACCGAGGGTCGCCAAGGAAATCCGTTTCTCGCTCCCGAGACAATCTCCTGCTGATCGACCGAGGGGACCGAGAACACTCCGGTGACGGAGAGCTTGGTTCCATCGTTGGCCACAGCAGTCAGATGGCCGACAGGCCTGGATTCGTCGTGGTCTCGATGCACTGGTCCGACCGGTGCGTCGAGGCCTGCTAGGTCAATCACCACCGGACCATTCCACTGGATTGCAAGCTTGGGATGCATCACACCCCCGGTATAGGCGATCCCACTAAAACTGGGCAGCGCGTCGGGAGTGTTAGGGTCTGCGGCTTGCAATGCGATGGAGTCGCCACTGGTACGCAGTTCCAAGTTGCTCTTGGACGATGCGACAATGACGTTGGCGTCTTGTCGCTTGCGTTTCGTGGTTGCCCGGATCGATTTGCTCATGGGGACGAGACTACCACTAGCCCCCGAAAAACCGTCCAACAAGAGTTACAAATCAGCCTTTGCCCAGTCCGAGTCCGGAATGATCGCATAAGACGTCATCGCGACTTTTTCCGAGTTGCCGATCCACTTCGCAGCGGTCGCCAGTCCGAAGGCGGTGATCAGTTCCGTCTCTCGAGTGGCTCGCATCGAATGCCACGGCACCGGCCATGGATCGATTCCTGCCTTGCGGACAACCTCGAGGAATCGTTGTGTGATTCCCGAGTGCGAGAGGCTTGCGATCGTCGGCAGCAGCTCGACGCCTGGTGCGGGGAGCTCGGCAGCAATCTCACGGAAAAGCGGGATCTCTCGGACCACCCCTCGCTTGGTGTCTGTGATCTTGATCCGTTTTAGGGCCCGGTCGATCGATGCTTGCGTGAAGTCGCGAATTTCGCTGGAAATTCGCAGGCCTCCGAATCGAGACAGCACAATCACCAGCCGCAGCTCGGGATCTTCGCAGGCCTGGAGGACTCGCTCGATGGTCTCCACCGAAACGAATCGCTTCTCACGCACCCCGACCGTGGTCTTGAGTCGCTTGGCCGGATTGGCAACGATCCATCGATTATCCTCGCACCAGTGGAAGAAGGCTTTCCAATCCTTGGCGATCTTTCCCCGGGTGGACGCACCTTGCTCGAGCGCATCATAGACGGTGACGATTTCCTCGGGAGACACGCCATCGATGCGCCGATCACCGCAGGCATCAGACAGCCAGGCCAGGGAGCGACCGACCGATTCGGCGGTCGATGTGGCAAGCAGATCTCGCTTCGAGTTGAGATACTCGTCGATCGCAGTCCGGACAGTGCGGATGGAGCCGGTGATGCCAGTGAGCTTCGACTTGATTTTCGGATCGAGCCTATCGAGCCAAAGGGCTGTTTGCCTTGGGATCGGTAGGTCTGCGGTCTGGGCGGCGATGATCTCGTCGACATGTCGCTGAATCGCGATCGCTTCGGGCTCGGTGATGCGTCCGAGCCAGATCGAGCGACGTCCGGCAGCGGTGTAGACTCGGAGGCGATAGCCTTGCCGAGTCTTTGCCTCGTGCGTCAGCGAGCTCACGCTGGTTGCTCTTCGTACTCGGACACAAGATTGTTGATCGTGCTTTCCTTGAGTCCAAGCGACCCCAGGAACACTTTCGCTCGAGACGTCGTCCAGATTCCTTCCTCGATCTTACCGAGGGTGTCCTCGATCGCTCGCCAGTTGCGGGTGAGTTGCAAACGTGACATGTTCGCAAATTCCCCGGTAGGAGCGGGTTGGCTGGCGTCTGGCTCGGCAGCGCCTGTACCTTGGGCCGCAGCTCCGGGCGCACCGGAAGCACTCGGAGCACCAGGTGCAGCGCCTGCAGGAGCGGGTGGCAGGTCAGGATTCACCCAGCCTTCCTCGACGAGCTGCTGCGCGTGAGCTTCGGGGTCAATGTTTTGCTCGATGAGGTACTGTTGCCGAGTCTTGAGACCGGCCCGGATCAGTTCGATGTTGACGTCTGCGATTTCCGCAGGATTGACGTCTCGCTGTGGTGGCCATCGCCAGACCTTTGGGATCTCGTCCATCGGTTCGAGTGCCGGGAGATACCCATCCATCATCAAGGCTTCGTCGAGCCACCAACCGAAAATCCGATCGAGGGCTTCGACTTCCCCTTGGTATCGAGAAATTGCAACGGATTCGTAGTAGGTCTGATGGTCTAGACGTCCGGAGGAATAGTTGTACCCGCTGGAATCTGCGAGAATTTTGTTCTTCGGCATGTGAACACACCGAGCAATCTCGCCGAGGATTGCATTCCGGAACTCGGTGTAGGTCGTCGTCGGTTGCTTCGGATCGAACTGGACCATCTCCCAGCCCTTGGGCAAGCTCGTCATTAATCCGCGATCGATCTGAACAAAATCGAACGGGTCGATGTCGTCGATTCCATCGGACGCAGAATCAAAGGCATTGGATTGGGTCTTGAGGATCGCCGAGAAGTCCGCAGCATTCTCCGCAGCGGTGATCACCGCGAGGGTGTATCTCCGCAGCATTGCGAACAGTGGCAGCGCTGGTGTCAGCTCGGGAATTCCGCGCATCTGTCCAGGTCGCTCGGCGCGGAACAGGTGGATGATGTCGTCGGGGTCGACATCCTCTTTTTCGAAGGCGTCCAGCGGCCATCGGTCCCCAGGGTGTCCCTTGAGGATGTGGTACTTGATTGGATTGCCGAAGTCGTCGAATTCGATCCCGTCAATCTTGTTTGGGAGGCCGTCAGCGTAGTAAGGGGTCGCAAGTTGGTCGCACTCGATGATACGAAGATCGAGCTTGACATCGTTCTTGGATCGCGGGTTGTTGCCCTTGAGAATGATCGTCTCGCCGTCGATTACCTTGGAGACCCAAGCGGTGCGAAGCTTGCTCGCAAGCCGGACATCTTTGCACCACTTTCGCCACTTTTGCTCGATCATCCGAGAAGCAGACGAATCGGGCAGCATCACCTGGAGACTCGGGCCGGTCGAGATCGTGTCGTTGGCCAGGGTCAGAACGATACCCTTCGCGAACGAGTTGTTCTCGAGGCATTCGTAGCGGGATCGCTCGCGCAGTGTCTTTCTAACCGCTACCGAGTTGGCAGCGGCAGCGGACAGATTGTCAGCGTATCGCCAGTGCTTTTGGGTCTCTGCGGTGTTGGCCGCAGCATCATAAGAGGCCGACAGCGAGTCCATTCGCTTGGCTCGATCCTGGATCCGCCTCGCAGCAGCCAGGGCCTTGGTGTCGATCGGCTTTCCGTATTGATCGAGCAGCATCATAAGACTAGCTCTTTGGCTGAGGATTCATGAATAGGAAGAAAACCACGGCCCCACCGAGGATGAGAGTGGCCATCGAATTGAAGATCAGGCCAGCTAGCAGGAGGAACCAGCCAGCCCCAAAAAACAGATGGCGCGATGAGGCCGTGGTAAGGGCTCGCAGGATCGATGTTATCAGTACGGTGACCCAGCCAGGCATCATTGACCTCTTGCCGATCCAGGGATCATCTTTGCAAACAGGACTCCGCGTCGTGGCTTTGAGGCGTTCTGGGTGCTCGCCAGTTCCTCACGAGCCTCCCGCATGTCGGCCATGCTGCGATTCGTCACGGTCACGCCGTCAGCCGAGACGCTTTGCGGGGCGGCGGCAGCGTCGGCGATCTGTTGATCAGTGATTGCTGGAGTGGTCATTTGGTTTTCTTGCTGGAGGCCTGGAGGGATGCAAGTCGATCGAGAGCTGCGGCGCGGCGCCGGTCGGCTTCGTCTTGTCTAATAACCTCGACGATCTCGGCGATCTCAGCCTCTAGCACCGCATCGCGATCGGTCGAGACCGCACCAGAGGGGGCCAGTGCGGTGAAGATCGAGGACTGCGAGACGGCTCCCTTTGGAGGTCGCTTGGGGGTCCACCAAATTGCAGCCAGGAGTAGAAAGACAAGCACGATGAGCAGAAAGAACAGAGTCATGAGCGGAGTACCTTGATGGCGACGACGAACAGGAGAACGAGGAAAGCGATCGCACAGAGGCCAGCGAGGATCGCTTCGCCGGGATTCCAGATCCAATACAGGAGGGATTGGATTGGGTCTTGGTCCTTGGGTCGCAGATTGGGGAACAGCCTTTCTCGCTCCGGGTTCAGGAGAGGCACGCGGCCAGGTGGGCAATTGCCGTCAGGACAAGCCGGATCAAACTCTTGAGCAATCGGAAAGCTAGGGTCTTGAGCTGGTTGAGTAGCTTGCTGTTGAATCTGCGTTGATTCCTTGAGGGCGGCGTACAGGCCGGACGCAGACGAGGGGAGCGACGCGGCTCCCGCGACGTAGACATGTCCGCCACGGGAATCGGTGAAAACGACCGCCGGAAATTGGTCGGTGGGTACAACGCCACCAAACCGTTCTCTGTACAGCGGATTGTCTTTGGTGTAGGCCTGGAAATTGACGTTCTTGCGCAGGTCGGACAACTGCGGATCACGATTGACCCAGTCGAGCAATCTCTGTGACGCCTGGTCCGTGCCAACGAAGATCGCCAGCGAGTACTTATTGGCCCAAGGCGTGGAAGTGACTGTGACCTGTTGACGAGGGGTCGCAGGCTGCGGCGCGGGTGAGCTAGCTTGCGTGATCGGTTCGGCGTAGTTGACGAATCGGGTAAACCCAGGCGATCTAACCTGATCGCATGGTGGACAGTAGACATCCTGGCGCTTGATTTCCCGGGCTGCACTCTCGTTGACCGGTACGCTGTTGAGCGGCGCGTTTCGCAGCTCGTCGTAGCTTACTCCCCCGGGTGCAAAAGATCGCTCGACTGGTTGGTCGATCCCGAGGGATTGTTCAATTCGCGGAGCAACTCGCTGGCCCACGACAACGCACAGAGCGCTAAACAGAGCCAGAGCCACCAAACCGAACGAAAGCACGATTTTGACACGTTGTCCCCCACCAGGGCATTCTTGGCAACTTACCATTTCCATTCATCCTCGACCGCTTTGTACGACTGAAAAACAGGACCT